ATATAGAACGCATCTGAATCAGTTAGGTAATTGTTCACTCTGTATCCTTGAGGAACCATTCCCATTGAAACGATTGCATTTATATCATTGTCAGCTGTTCCAGTTCTACCTTGAGACTTCATAAGTCTCTCAGCTGTAAACTGATTCTCCGAAGGAATGATCATTTTCAATCCTCTTGCTGCAATTCTTAAACCTCTTTCATCAGTCATTTTTCCGATTTGAATCAAAGAATTTTCCAATGAAGTTTCGTTTAAGTCCGCCTGAACGGTTAACGTATTTTGCACATTTGGTCCTGTAAGAGCAGGGTGATCTGTAGCAAATAATGCTTTTCCATCCCCAGACTTAAAGGTACCAGTTGAAGGTAAACCATTAATTAATGGTTCGATAGACTTCACTTGCTTAGCGTTACTCATAGATCTTGCTAAAGCTTTTGTGTATCTAGCAG